CTGCTGTTCGCGCTCTGCATAACCAATGTCGACCAACTCGGCGATCATCTTGCGAGCCTTGTCGCGCCCGCAATTGCCCTTTTTGATGATATCGCCGATGACGACGGTCCAGTTGTCTGGCTTCGAAAGCAGGTAGCTCAAGAGCCATCTTGCCTCCATCGACAGCCGCGCATCCTCAAAGACATGGTTCGGTATTGCCGCATAGCGTGCATTGCGCACACCGCGTCGGATTGTGGCTTCCTGGCTCATTCTACGCCCCGTGAAGCCGCCGTTTGGGCCAACGATGTGTTCACAAGCTCTCTGCCGGAACTATTCAACTGACGGAACGTTTGGGCAGCATCGCGCAATTGAGGCTCGCCATGAATGTCGGTCCGTGGAGTGAAGCGGTGCTTGTCCGTTTGCCGGACACAGGCTTTATTGAAAGTGTCGCGACGACGCGAAGCGCCGCCACGTTGTTGGGTAAGCGATGGCCGGTAGTAAACGGGTTGGCTTACACATTTGCCGTGCAGACGTGCGCCGACGTTTTGATCGGCCAATCCCCCTCTTACCTGGCACGCCGGGCGTTTGTTGAAGCCGCCAAGGAAATTGGCATTGCTGTCGCGTACTAGTTTCATCATAGAACCGCCCCCTTTTCCGCGCCACCGCGCGCAATGATCTGAACTCCAATGCGCGCGTATTCCCGCGTCATGCGGATTGTGTTCGGCGCCAACCCATCCCGGCCGCGCGTCGCCGATAACGCCGCGACCTCGGCTGCGAAGTAGGCAAGGCCCTCGTGAAAACCGGCCGCAGAGAGCAGCCGGTGGATGGTCACCTGGTCGCGGATGATCACCGCGAGCGGTACTTCGAGCAGCCAGCGCGCCCGCGCCTTGTGATCCGGCGCATCGGCGAGCTCCTCGATGATGGGAAGCATGGAGGTCATTCAGCTGCCTCCTTTGTCGCGGCTTCAAACCCCCATGCCGTCCAGCCCGGGCGCGGGCTGCGGCAGAACATTTCGAGGCGCGGCATGGCGGGATAGAGCCGCTCGATCTGCTCGGCGAAGTAATCCGGCTTGGCGCTATGCCTGCTCTTCCGCTCGCGATAGACAGTCTCCGGCTGCGAGCCGGGCAGCGGCGAAACCGGGTCGCCGCGCCTGCCGATCAGCAGCAGCTCGTGCCGATCGCGGCCCCAATAGCCGGTTCCGGCCACTTCCTTGTCCCAAATCCAGTGGTGCACATAGGTGAAGCCCCACGCCGCCATGACGCGGAAAGCGTCGGACAGCATCGGGTTCGTCGCCCAAAGGAAAAGCACGGAATCCGCCTTGGCCGGTGCGCCGATCTCGTCGAAGAGCGCGCAGATCGCATCCGTCGGCATGGTCGGATAATGGTTCTCGGCGCTCTTCTCGCGTCCCGTCACTTCCGAGCGCACCCCGAACTGCCACGGCGGATCGGCATAGATAACCGGGAACTTCTGGCCAACCTTGCCTGCAGTCGACGAGCCGGCGTCGGCCACATGCGCCATATGCGTCAGCCGCACGGCATGACGGATCTCCTGCCGCTTCTGGCGGATTTCCTTGGCGCGCTGGATGATCTCCTTTTCCTCGAGCCGCAGCGCCTCTTCCTGCGCCGCCCGCTCCAGGTGGCTCAGGGCCTCGCCGGCATGGACGGAGATCCGCCCGTCGCGGATGGCATCGGAAAGAGCCTCGACACCGTGGTTGCGCACCCGCTTGGCGGCCTTGACCGCGCGCTCGGAAATAGAGAGCCGGCGCCCCGCCTCGCGGGCGTGCAAATTTGCATCCCCGGCCGTGGTCTGGTTGATGCCGCGTTCCCAATCGACAATCCGCGCCGCCACCATGGCGCGCTGGCTTTCCGTCAGGTGCCGGCGATGCAGGTTGAGGGAGAGCACGAAGCCGAGCGGGTCCTTGCCCTCGTATTCCTTCGTCCAGGCGTCGATCCCGGCCAGATGGCAAGCCGCCTCGCGGTTCCGCCCGTCAAGGATCTTGCCGTCGAGCAGCCAGACCGGCTCCTGCTGCCCGTTCGCCTCGATATCGCCCGCGAGGCGGGGCAGCTCGTCGTCGGGCAGCATGGGGAAAAGGGCGGCGAGCGGATGATGCAGCAGGCGCGTCAGCGGCGGCAGGTCAGCCGTCGGCAAAGGCTCGATCTCGGCCGGCGCCGGGAGGCGATCGGCGCCCTGCTCGGGCTGAACCCGAGAATCCGGCGCGCCGGGTCCGCCCTCGCGCCCCTGCCCGATCTCCGACAGCGTCACGCCGGCCAGCTCGCAAAGCTTCGCCGTCGGATACCAGACCGCGCTATCTTTCTTGTCGCGAGAGAGGAGCTGGCGGCTGTTCAGATTGCGGCAAACGGCGGTTTCGGACTCTTTCGATCCCCGATAGATGCCGTCCCGCAACACTGCGGCGACGATCTCGCGCGCCTTCGGCCCAAGCTTCGGAAGCTGATCGCTCACGGCCTTCTTCCTTCCGATTGTTCGATGACCTTGCAGACTTCGTCTTCGTCGATGCCGAGTTCGGCGGCGATCGAGTGCGTGTCCCAGTTCTCATGGAGCCAGAGCGTCAGGACGCGCTCGACGAGGACCTGGCGGGAGAGCGGCGGGGCCCCCGCCACCGACGACGGCACGGAGGAGCTTAAGGGCGGGGCAGAAAACCTCATTCCACCCTCGCCAGGCGATCGAGATATTCCGCGCCCCTCGCCGTCAGCCGCACGTCGTCGCGACTACGACCGACCCACGCGACGAAGCCGGCGGCGAGCGCCTTGACCACGGCATCACGGTCGACGTTGCGGACGAGAGTGTATGCGTAGCCGCTCGCCCGCACCCGCCGCAGCAATGCAATGCAGCGCGGCCCGACCGGCCCGCTGGCAGTCCAGCACGCGGGGGAAAGGGTGGCGCGCTCCATCAGTGCACCCCCTTGCGACCAATGTCGCCGAGGCCGTTCCCGCGCATGGATTCGAGCGCCGCGCGCAGACCGTCGACGGTCGACTCGTCGTCCAGTCCGGCCGTGATCGCTGCCGCGGCACAGGCGACCGTCACAACGCTCACGGCCGCTTCCGGGTCGTCGGGCAGCAGTGCGCAGATCGCTGTCACCGTCTTGGTCGGGTTTTCGGGTCCACCGTCCATCACGCCGCCCCGTCCATCATCATCGCTTCGAGTCGGGCAAGATCCTGCTTCGCCGCCACGATGCGGCTGCGGATGGCCTGGCGCTCCGCCGCGTCAATGCGGCCATCCTCGATCGCCTGCGCGACCGTTCTCACGACATCGTCGAGCACGCCGTCGAGGCGCAGGACCGCGCTGGCGGTGACCGCGCCGAAGCTCGAAACGCGCTCGTCCTTCACGATCCGCGACATGGCAGTGAGCAGGAACGGGTGATCGCACCGCCGGTCGAGTTCGGCGGCAAGATCGAGGCGGATGAAGCTGTCGCGCCATTCCTCGCCCATGGAGGCATATTTGCTCAGAGTCGAGGAAGCGACGCCGAGCGCCTCGGCTGCCCGGCTAACGCCGCCGAGCGCCTCGTAAGCCGCAGCCGTAGCGGCCTTGATGATGGATGCATGTTCGTCAGAAATTGCACGCACGAAAACACCCCTGAGTTTGGGTCAAGGAAAAAATCAACCGAAAGGATTCCGTGAAGGCCGCGCGCCGGCGGCTTAGGATCAGCCCATCAGATCACGGAGGGCCGCATGGATAAGCAGAGGGAAAAACAGAGACAGGGACGCGCCGAAGCTGGACGCGTCCCTGCCAGGCGGCAAGGTCGATCGGGAGGAGGTAACCGGTACCTTGCTGGGGGAACTTCATTCGGCCGCCTCCGTCTGAAGGACAGGACGCGGCACGCCGGCGGGCCATTCAGCCCCTTTAGGCCAGTTTTCGGAGAACCAAATCATCGCGCGCTCAAACGTGCCGGTGTTCAGATCGCTGCGGCCTTGCGCGAGTAAATCGAGCGTTGAGCCACGATTAAGCACGATCGTCGAAACGCGCTGCCTGCCGATCCCGCGGGCGCGACCGAACTCGTCGGAGACTAGGATGAGTTGTTCTCGAAGCGTCATAGGAACGGAAAATGCGGAAATCTTTCCTCCAAGTCAACAGAAAACTTTCCCCTTACAAGTCACCATTAGCACGGATAGAATTCCGCTCATGACGGAAACAATTCACGACCGCATAAAAGAACGCTTGAGAATCATGGATTTGAGCCCGCAGGCCGCATCCATGAAAGCGGGTCTTTCGAAAGACACCCTGCGCAAGCTGCTCGCAAACAGAGACCAACTTCCCACTGGGAAAACTCTCTCGGCGTTAGCTCCTGCACTTGAAGTTTCCGAGCAATGG